GGGGTGTTCGACAACCACTCCATAAGCGTGAGTACTAGGTTGATATACGATTTCGTCCCTAACAAATGTATCCGCTGTTGAAACGGTAAGTGACGTGGATAAATCATACGTATCAGCCGACGCGATTTCTCCATTAATCAGCAACGGATTTTTCAAAATACCAATACGACGATATTCGTTGACCGTTGTAAGTTGCCCATCCACATCACCCGCTAATTCTGCATATAACATCACGCGATGGGCATGTAATTCATGCCGTGGACTAATACCATGATTTGAAATATAAAACGTGCCACTCGTATTACTAAATGCGGCTCGTGGAGAGATAATGGCCGTCGCCGAGGCACCACTCCCTGAATTACTTGTAGTGATAGACACGTTAGCAAAACTATAGTTTTGTCCATACGCTTCCATATGAATACCCGTAACCACATTACCCGTTAATTGAACTGACGCAATTGCACCAGTACCATCACCATCAATAGCAACTACCGGAGCACTGTTAGGATTATACTGAGTCCCACCGTTTTCAACAACAATTTGATAAATGGCACCATTCCCAGAATTGCGCGCCGCGTTAAACGCGGTATATGCCGCAGAGCTATCATTTTGAATATCACCAGTGCCAGGATCTAATGTATCACTTGGGTTAATCACTGGCATATAATCCCCTGTCATAAATTTCTCGGCGACAGATTCGGGAATGGAATACAAATACTTCCAAGTATAAAACTTTTGATTCGCCGCATCGGACGAAACAATATCACTCGGAGAAGCAACTCCTGTAATAGTGGGTTCCTGAATGCTAATTGCAATCGTCGCATTGTTCGATGACATACGACCATTAAAAATACATTTGAACACGTCATTAGTTGAAGTAACTACATACGGGTATCCAAGGACAACTCCGGCCGGCCACGCAGCAGTGTTAGCAATAAGAGCATTGTTGGCAAGATACTCACTTATCGTTGTATGATTGTACATTTGATATGTAGTATTGTTAGCCCACACGTATTTGGGTATAACATATGCCACGTCGGTATTCTTTAATCGACGCAACACCAAGGCGTCGCGTAAATAATCATAAGATGATTGCTCGGTATCCACTGGTGCTGTGGGCGCAGAATCTCCATTGGCCCACGGAGTTGAGCGACCAACAAACAGATAATACGAATCATATTGAATCAACGGTTCTCGTGTTTTAAACAATTGATTGGTAATCGCAGTAGAAAATGCAGCATTAACCGTTACAGACGTTCCGTTTGATGCAATAGAGTTAATTAAACGAGATTCGTTGTTAATAATCAAAATATCACCAACACGCAATGTACTGAATACATTACTTGAAATAGTTAATACAGTACTATTGGCATTCACTGATGCAGTATTAGCTCCATACGTACGTAAGCCTTCCGTCAGAGACTCCACAAACTGCTGGGCGCCGTGAATATTGTATTTTTGAGTGGTAATAACCGGCATTGTAAGCTTTTATCTCCTTGTCTATTTATATCAACTACACGGTCGCTGTTGGTGCAGTAACATCGATTCTATTTGACTCCCAGTTAACGAGACCCAATATCGGATTTGTTTCCTGTCCGCTTATTTGTTGACCCGCATACTGACCAATTAACGTATCATACGTAACTGGCACGAACAGATGTATGACTACTGTTGGTGCTGAGGAAGTGAGCGTATTCGTCTCAACAGAAATACTCAGTGTTGAAGCTATAGTCTCTTCCGCAGCGGTCATGGTCACCGTGTTGGTATTCACCGGCGTTACGATATTTCCGGCGATATGTTCTATCTCTTCTGCGGCAGTCAGCGTAATAGTATTAGTGGAAACTAAAATGCCCTGATGTAATGTAACGGATGAAACACTACTATTGATCGTTACCGTACTCATCGGTATTGCAAGATGTTCCGTTTCTTCTGCGGCGGTTAGCGTAATAGTATTTGTTGTGATCGGTATTATGAGATGCTCGGTGACAGTTGGCGCACTGCTATTGATCGTCGCCGTATCCACCGGTATTGCGAGCTGTTCGGTTTCTTCCACAGCGGTCATGGTTATCGTATTGGTTTCTACCAACACGGAAAGCTGCGGCGCAACCGCAACTGTTGGAGCTGCAACCGAAATTGTATTAGTCCCCACTGGCGCAAACAGATGTATAACTACTGTTGGGGCTGAGGAAGTGAGCGTATTCGTCTCAACAGGAACAACAAAGAATGTGGTTTCCTCCGGCGCAGTGATACTAATACTCGCGGGCCCTACAGGAATAACTAGATGTGTTGCTTCTTCTCCGGTAGTAAGCGTAATAGCTGCCGTAGATACAGGCATCGTCAAGTGAAGCGTGACTCCAGGCGCTTGTATATCAAAAATCGCGGATACTGACGGGGATGCTCCAACAGGTAATACTAATGCTATTGTTGCAGGAGGAGCCGTTATTGTGATAGTTTTAATACTTTGTGGAGTTGAAAATAAATCTTCTTCAATCTGGAATGTTAGATCCATACCACCAAAGGTAATAACCGATGCAAGATCGACTTCAGTAGTAATTGTCTGCCGTGGTAATAATAATCCACCCGCCGGATGTAATAATCGTTTTACTACGGCAGCATATCGAGACAAATCTTCTTCAACTGTCATCACATATGAAAACGGCTGATATTTGGTAACATCCTGAAGATACTGATCAGCAGACACAAAACTTCGTGTATTGCGGAAATACGGTTCTCCAAAGCTAATCGCGCCTAATGTCATAGACAATTCAGCATCGTGCCCCGTGGTTGTAGTTGACGTGCTGCTATTAACCGAAAAGGCCACATTACTATATCCCGAGCCTCCCGTAACCACGTCAACTTGACCAATCTGACCAGTTTCTTTTTCTACCGTCAATATCGCAGCTCGAAACGCATCCCCAAAAATTTCCTGATATGTTAGTGGTTCCAGACCATCCGCGTCAGCAGTCGGAATGGTAGGTGTTTGAACGGCAATGGTTGGCAGCCCCGCAACATATCCTTCACCAAAACTATCGACTGTCACACTAAATACCTCACCCACCTCGGTGCGCACGCCATTAATAAAAACTGGATGTACGGATAAGTTTGATGTCAATCCAATAATGGTAGTCTGTAGATTTGCACCAAAAATGGCCGACGTGTTACTCGTACTCCATGACCCCATTATTTCGCCATTACTTACAGCAGTGTTCAATGTTATAGCGTCTTCAGCCAACAATTGTCGTCCAGATTGTTCATCCTGTAAATCACTTCCCGTATTTCCTTCACCCTCCAACAACAACCCACCAAACAGATCAGCTAAAGAAACACCCACTTCATAATAATCAATTTTTTCTCGGCTTGACTGATAATTTATCCCATCAGTGTGTGTAAATGTTAATATATCCCCATCAGACGGCGACCCTTGATAATTAATTAAAATATTGCCAGGAGATACGGCTGATATGTGACCCGATAATCCAAATCCACCACCTGTACCAGTATTGTCGACAATTAACGGCAACCCTTTGTAATATCCTAATCCTACATTATCAATATTCACTTCGGTTAAGTCCACATCAGTGAACGCAGAAATCTTTCCGACCGCGCCAAACCCACCTGTAATAAGCGCACCAGTTGCACTCCGTGCGGGTGGATAAATTAAATCATTTTCTTTATATCCCGCACCGCGTTGATTAATAATGAACCCAGTAATTGAACCTACTAATCGACCAGTAATCGCATCAGGATCATTTATTGGTGTCGTAGAAATTACTTCGCCCGCCTGAAATGTCGTCGTCTTGATAAATTCTTGAACGAGAGTATGACTATATATTTCACTAGCCAATCCTTCCGGAGGCACACCAAATTTGGTTACAAGCAATGCCCCCGTGCCATCTTCTAGAAGCAGTTCACCAAGCTCTTGTATAATAGTCGGTTCGTCGATAAACAATCGCACAACTTGACGAGCGCCTTCAAACGCGTGTACAGCTTGTAATACCGTCGCATGCGCATTGCTGGATAATCCTATGATTTCGCGAGTTTCAATTGAAGATACATTACCTGTTGTTGATTTAAGCACACCAACTAATGTCTGACCGGTGGTCGGTGCGTTGGTAAAGGTAATGGTTGATCCACTTACCGTATATGCGGTATCAGGTTCCTGTATGACGCCATTGATACTAATAGTGAGATTACGAGCGGTTACAGGAAAAACGGCCCGCCCACCTGTTGTAAGCGAAAACACCGTTTGCGAGCTATTAAACGATGAGGCAGGTGAGTCCAGCTTCAGATCCGCTTCATGATCCAATCGTAAAATAATAGGTTTAACCCACTGATTGTCGGATGTAGTAAAAACCGACTCTCGTGGATACGAAAACGTTGCTTCTTTACCATACAACGACCGAAACAAAAATTGATATGATGCTTCGCTACCTCGGGATTTATAAAAATCCAAAATACGAGGAATCAATACCGTAGTATCGGTTAACCCCTGTGGAATATCCCGCAGATATGTGTCGCGAAAATATGTAACAAAATCATCTAACGTGTGCTCGACGTCGTGTATCGTAAGCAGTTGACGAATTGCACCAGAGGCTTGACGAACCGATTTGTTAGTTTCTACAGTATGCGTATTTGCAAAATACGAACGTGCTGGCACTTCATAGATAACAAGATTAGTACTATTTGCAACGCTGCGAATACGAAATTGATCAGACCCAACACGAAACTGCACGTTATTCGCATATATCGCAGTATTGCTAAATTGTGTGTTACCACCAAGAATAGTAGAGTTTCCTGAGCGCACCGTGATGACGCCAGGTTGTAACGTATACGTCGATGCAACCGGCTGGTTATCGTACTGCTCTAAAAATTCGTAATATGCGTTAACAAATGAAACAAACGCCGGATATTCTGACTCTATAAAGTCAGGAATAATATCACGTATGCGTGTGCTCAGTCGATGATGTACATCATTGGCAAAATGTGCCATAGGTGCTTACGTCCTGAATGACTCGAATCCTAATTGCCCCACAAAGTTACTACGACCCACAGTAGTATTTCGTCGATTTAATAAATCCTCCACCATTGTCACTCTAACATTATCTGCTGGCAATAAAATAATTTGATTTCGATTTGGGGTGATATCAGAATTGAGTGGAATGGCCCGAACACGAAGTTCATTGATTAGATTTGTCGTAATTGCTAGTGGAGAGAAATTTGTAAACGTTACCATTCCAGAAGCAAAATCTACAAACCCTACATTTGACTTTACAATAATATTCGTATTGTTAATATCTGTTTTATAGACATGCAGTGATGTGCCTTCATTTTCAACCCAACAAAATTTTTGCACAAATCCTGACATATCAATATGCGAAAACGTTTGTGTACCAATTTTACTACTAACCGTCACCATACTGGTTGCGTTTCCACTAATACCTGTACTATTACTTGGTGTAAAAATAGGATTAGCAAAATTTAACTTATAAGTTAACACACCAGACTCTATTTTAAGCTTTTTCTCCAACAATACCGTAGACATATTACTTTGAATACTAATTTCAGACGTGTCAATTATACGCGATAGCTGCGAGTAACGAAAGTACGACCCAAACTGTCCAAGATATTGTATCGCATAGGTTTGAATTGCCTCACTAATTGTTTGCTGTAACTCATGAGTCGATAACGCAGTAGATGCAGAACTATATCGTACCTCAGAGTCTGTCACCAAATAAATGTAATCTGGGTCGACGAGTTCAAACCCAAGGATCGGCGAAGACTTTGGTCGAAGTATAGTTTTAATAATTCGCGCTTTCTGCGTCGGGCCAAACCGCTCTGCATTAACGGGTTTCAAAGAAATAAACATCTTACCATACGTGGGCGGATCGTTGTCCTCTCCCCCCCAAACTGTAAGTGAGTCAATCCCATTAACCTCTGACAGTAGCATAGTACGAGCATCGTCAGGTGTCACCACACGTCCTTGAGCTTGATAAATGTTTGGTGCTAAACGCTTGATACTCTCGATACTTTCACGCGGTGCGCCACCGTAAGACGGAATATTAACATTACTCAGGGTCACCGCAACATTTGTAGTATTACTTGACGCACCTAATCCTGTACCCGTATATGTAAATGTATTGGCGCCTGAACTTAACGCTCCTCGCGAATCCAAATATTTAATTACGACACGCTGACCAATGTTTAAGTTGCGACCTAATCGGCCATCTCCAAATTGAATTTCATAATCACCCGCATTGGTTTCAAACAAAAAATATACGTTTGATACAGCATTTACCGATACCGCAGATGTGGCCCGTGTGTAGACATGTGAGATGGAACTGCTGTTAGATGGACTAACCGTAACATCAACTGTGGTCGTGTCAACGTTTTGATTAAAGATACGTAATACTGTGCCAGTATCCGTATAATTACTTTGAGTGATATTGTAAGTCTGTGTAAGCAACGTACCTTCACGAAGTTGAACTCCCGTAAATGTTACGTTAGTGTTACCATTGGGATAAATGAGCGCATCATCTAATGTATAAAAAGTATACAATGTGCCTGCAACATTTGACTGAAATGACGCATATTTGGGCAACAACACCGTACCTTCACTCGCCACGATACCATTCACGGTGACATCTACCTCCACCGTGGACCCAGTCACTGATCGAGGAATATATCCAACTTGTTTAGCAGCAGACACCACGGAGTTGCGAATCTGTGCGGTTTGTAAAAATACCTCATTGATTGCAAAATTAGTGTACCATCCATGATAATACGCGTCATAGGATAGAATATCTAATAGGACTGATAGTGTCGATCCCTGAAAGTTATAGTCCTGAAATTCTGTCTGTGCCTGCAGAAACCGTTTGAGATCTCCGCGAATAGTATCAAAGTCAAGGGGAACAATTTGAATATTAGATGTGATAGCCATATATGTGTTACCGTAACCGGCGCAACAACACGCCCGTTGTAATAAGTTCTGGTAAATTAAATACCGAGACCACAACTTCAATCCATAATGTATTGGGGTCTAAAAATTCACCGGTAGGCTTTTTATCAAAATAAACATCAATATATTGCAACTCCACCCGAGGTTCAAACTGCCGAATTGTATCACCAATATTTTTTATCAACACAGTAGTAGTGACCTGATCTAGTTGCTCAAACAGCATACGATTGACCGTACCACCCAACCCCGGTTGAAACACACGCTCACCGACCGATGTTAATATCAGTAAACGCAACGATTGTTTAATTGATTCCTCATTTTGTACTTTCATTAAATCCGCAGTGATAGGATCTGGAAGAAACGAAATATCGAAGTCGCTATATAGGATTTGGGATGCCATATGCGTATTTAGACAGTTAATGGTGCGTTTTGATTCGATAGTCTACCCCTACTATGAGGGGGAACTTTTTTTGTCGGCGCACTCGATAGGGTTTCTGTATCATACTGTATCAAGTCCTAGTGGTTGTAGTCGTTGCTGTCGCTCTGCTAAAATATCCAGTAATTCCGTTCCCGCCTTAATATTTTTCTCGGCTTCCACGTCTGTACCAACCGGAAGCGCATATAAATGCAGTCCCACTTCATGTGTGTCATTAAAAGCCTTCGTCAATACTTGACGCCGTCGGCCGTCAATATTAAATGAGGCATGAATCCATACTTGACCCCCACCCGAAATGTCAAAACACAAAATCAATTGATCATAAATAATATGATCGCGCATCCATACTGCTAATTGATAGCATTGAGACGCCATTTCGTATGATCCATTACCCAATGTAATGTCCAGTGCCTCCCCTCGTTCATGCTGACTTGTGAGATTATTTTCTGCACGGAACCCTTCCAAAATTTTTACATTACCCAATCCTGTAGAACGTGCATAGTTTTGTGTTGGCATATAGACATTTTCCGCTAGTAGTGTCAGCCGATGCATGATTTCATCTTCTAACAAACCCGATTGCGGATATAATCGCTCTTCTGTGGTACTAACTACAACATGCTTTACCGCATTATCTGCGATTGTTTTTTCTTTTGAATCTAACGTGTATTGCTCGGCTTTTGGATTAAAAAATCTAGGAGATTTAACTAATGCTGTTTCCGTTTTAAACAGACGTTTAGGAATAGAGAAGGGCGACGCCAACTGACCTCCAGAGATTAACGACGACATTACAGATGCAGCTACCGTTTCTGCTAGCGGCCGCGCGGCCGCAGCGGCCGATGCAGATAATCCTTCTTTTAGTGGTCGTCGAATTTTTGCAGGATTCAGTTCTCTAATAATACTTACTCCTAGCCCCGAGACCGCCGTCATATTCGCAATTTTTGATAAACCTCCGGTAATTTTACCGCCACCAGGCATTTTAATTTTTCCTGCTAATTTTGCAGCAAGTATTCCGGTCGCTGGGCCCAGTGCCGCGGATGTAGCTATCGACATAGCTTTTGATTTTAACACCTTTGATGTTAACGATGAAATCTTGCCGCCCAATCCTTTAAGTTTATTTCCCGCTTTGGATAGTGTTTTAGATACACGGTTTTGTTTTTTAAATTTCTTCTCTTTAGCCGGCCGAGCAGATTGTAATAGTTCGACTTCTGTGCGAACATCACGAAACGCAAATTTCATCTTTCCCTTCGTATCGGTCACCGAACTAACAATAGTCGATAAATTTCCGACACTTCTATCATTAGACATGTTAAGTATTTGATTTAATTTTTCAGCAACTTTTCCGGGTTTAGATGATGCCATATGTTATCCTCGTACGTGCTTGACTAAAACAACTCGCTTTCGTTCGGCGCACCGGATTGTGATGGACCGCCACCGCCGCCGGATTGTGATGAACCACCACCGGAACCAGACATTTTTCCTCCCCAGTTCGACGGCAGCACTTCAAACGCTCCGCTGGGTGCACATACCGGCATCCATTGCGGTGCAGCGCCCGGTGCCTCTGCGCCTCTTATAATATCTATCGCTTGATAATGACCGCCGTTGTATAACGGGGAGCTACTTCTATAGAAAATAGCATCAACTGCATGTCCGTTCCATTGTGTTTGGGCCCCACTCTTTGTAATATGT